ATAGAAGTAGTAGTATCAATTTAGTTACTTGTTTCATTATTGTGCAAGTGCTAATTCTAATTCAACTTTATCACATTGTGTGTGATTTACCCATTCTTTGACAGTAATAGTATTACCTCTAGAATCAAATGTTGCATAAGCTATTTCAAGCTTGTTGTCAGCATATGGATTAATATCTACTATTTCAGCAGTATCAATATCTTTAGATGAACGAACTCTTTCGCCTTCATCATTTGTACCCCAATAACTGTATTTATTTAAATTAGTTGGTTTAACAATATTACCAACTTCAAAGTTTATCTCTTGATTATAACCATTTAATGAGTTATATAACATAGATATACCTGTTTTATCATATGATAACATACGGCCAATAAGAGTTTCAACAACTAATTCGTTATGTTTAAACTCTGGATTCATATTGTCTAACAATTGTTTAGCAATTGAGTCTACAGATACTTCTACTTTAATGCTTTGATTGAAATTTTTCATTGTGTTTAAGATATTTAATTAATTATTTGTTTTATTTAATTTTCGCTGATGTTATTAATGTGTAATAACTTCTTTAATGCAACTATTTGATGTAATTCATCAAGAGATTCATCTAACATATTATGCATTTCTTTTAAGTCTTTACGACTATTAATGAGATCAGATACTCTACCTGTTCTAAGAATAGTAGAATATATTTCATGTAATGAGTTTATAGTTGTTGCAACTATAAGCAAATGTTTATCTTCGTTACTCATGTGTTTTAAATGTTAAAGTTGAATGAGTAATACTGAAGATGTTGTCATTATATCTTGATACGATATTAAATCGTTTAATCAAAGATACTCTTACTGGATTAGATGATGCAACTAACTGACCACAGCTATTGAATCTTAGACGTCTTTTTGACATAATAATAAGGTTTAGTTTGGTTAAAGTTTAATTTTAAATATGCATAAGCTTAATCTACATAATGCCATAGGCACTAAGAATATAAGGAAATTATTAAATGCTGATTCACTAACTTGATAACATAAATATCCAATTAGTAATAATAATACGATAACAAAGACTAATAGTCCTTTAACTAAATTGTTCATAAGTATAAGTTTAGTGATTAAGATTGTATAAAATAAGCAATTATACGCCGTTTATTGTAGATCGAACAGGCATGTTTAGTGCTACAATGTCTCCCGGGAAACTGATTCTAACGACGTATAAAAGCTATTATATAAATTTGAGTATTTGATATTGGACGCTTTGTAGGAAATTTGAGGTTGATATTGGTAGCTTTGTCGACAATTCTGTCCACGAAAGCTCTACTTATACCACAATACAACAACGACGAAGGAGTTGAGACTCTCGCCGAAGGCAACCTTTACCTCGAACGACTGACTGAATGACGAATGAACGACGAAGGAGTGAGTGAGGAATGAAGGAAGGAGTGAGAGTAGTGGTAGTATGCACGCAAAACAAAACACGAGCGGAGCGAGCTAAGCAAAAAAAGAAATAGAGAGTGTTTTACCACTCTCTATTATAAGGAATACTATTCCTGCTCTTCTTCTGTGTCTGCACCTGCAAGCTTGGCAACACGATTAGTGGAAGACTCTTCAGATACAGGCTTTTCAACAGCCTCTTCTTTAACCTCTTCAACATCTTCGCCTGAAGCCTTTTGTGCGAATGCAAACATAGCATTGAAATCATCATTGTCGATTTCATCAACAACTCTTAATCCTCCGCAAGAGAAGTTAACACGAGTCTTATCATCTGATGGACGCATAGTTAACCAATAGCAAGCACCTACCTCAATAACAGCAATACGAGGATTTCCTGCCTCGTCTTCGCCTCCATTGAAAATAACTGCAACCTCTTTTTCTTTACCGTTCATAAGCACCTTAGCGGTACCGCGGTAAAATTCCTTTCTATCCACAGTTGCTGGTTGTGGATTAGGATTTAGACTTGAAACAGTTCCCGCGACTTGAATGTCTTGAGGGCCTTGAGTTCCGTCTTTACGTTGAGAATAAGACTTTACAAGCTCGCCTGTAACTTCATCTCTTTTCATTGCTAAACGTGGTTTAGTGGACGTGTGTAACTTAGATTGTGACATAATGGAAATTGTATTATGTGACTACACGCTGATTCATAGCTGTAGTAGCCACGATTTATAATGAATGACAAAGACTATCTTTGCCTAAATTCGATGAAGGTATAGTGATGATTCAACTTACAACGCAATACAATATATACCAACTAATGAATATAATACCATTATACCTATATATGTATAGTGTACGCATACACATAGTGTAGCCTATAGTACACACCACATATGGGTCACACACGCAGTGTGTGTATTACCCACTATAGCACAGCAATAGTATGTATTATATTAGTAGTTGGTAGTGTGCAAGTGTAGCATAAGCGATAACTCGTACAGCTGAGGGTGGAATTCGAAGAATTCCTTTAGCGTCGATATACGTAATGCAGTTGGCGGTGAATCTACTTTTACCTATGGGGGATATCCCCAAAACTCGATTAAGGTGGGGTGATGTTTCAACTTAGTCCACTCTCACACACCTAAAAAAATTTTATAAAAAAAATTTTGCGGAAAAGTGTCATAGACTGTTCTTGTAAAGCTACTATTTACAAGACTTAACACCACTTTAAACCAGTAACATATATGATAGTAATAGAAGGAAGTATATATATATAGTTGGTTAAATTGACATTTTAGCTATTACTTAATATAACTTTTTTGAAAATAGTTGCAAAAAAATTAGGATTTGTCAAATATATTCCGTATCTTTGTACTAAGATATAAAGATGCAACTAGTTAAGGATATGGTTGCCCAATTTAGCTGGACACGGCAGCACTACACAGTAGGTTTGGGATAACGGGTTTTGAGAGGTATGACAACTTCCATAACACTGGCTAGCCAAGCGGACCACATAACCAAGAAGACGGGTTATCGTGGAAACCTCTCTATATCTATAAGACAACAACAGTATACTATTGTATACCTAAGTAATACAACAACAACATTAGTCCATATACCCACTTCAAAAGAGTGGGTTTTTTTTATTTTAAAAATAATTGCAAATAAATTTGGAAATGTGATTTTTTTTCACTATCTTTGTATAAATAATTTAAAACATGATTATACCAACAACAGCAGATTGCTCAGATCAATGTCCTTACTTTGAGGCAGATATTAACACTGATGGACAGACTCAAGGGTTTAAGGATTGGGTTAAACAAATTACTCAATGTAAGCATAAGATATTCCTACCAGATGGAACGTAGTTAGATTACAAACTTTTTATGGATTCTATCAATGATAGATTTAAAAACAATGACTTTACTAATTACTTAATTAATCACTACAATGAGCTCTGAAGACAAATACAATGAATGGTTAGAATCTATAGTACATTTACAACATAAAGTGATTTTACCAGATCAACATACTATAGATAAGACGAGATGGACATCTCATAAGGGTTTTAACTCAACAGGATTCTACTCTTACTTAAAGGATTTATACGAAGCTAAATATAAGAAAGATGACAAATAATAAATTTAATATAGGAGATGAGGTTTATCATGTTACTCCTGAATCAGAGAAAGGTGTTATAGTAGAGGTTAACTATTCGTTTTCACTTGATAGATATGCCTACACAGTAGCTACTTCATGGAATACAGAATACGTTTGTGCAGAGCATGAATTAACTGAACATAAAAACTTTTAAAAATAATTGATAAAAAATTAGGAATTGTCGTTTTTTTTACGTACCTTTGTACTATAATTTAAAAACATAGAATATGTGGTTAACAAAATCAATAGAAGTTACCCTAGGAGATAAAGATACAGAGATGTTGCTTGGAATATATAATCAAGCGTTTGATGGATTTCCAGTAGATGAAGATGGTGAACCAATTTTAGATAATGAGCCTATTAGAATTAATAGATGCTTAATAGGATTTTTAATTTTTAACATAGGTATATATTATAAGTAATGGTAGAAGATATTTATTTTTACATAAGACAAGATCTGATTTTACATCAGGATGATTTATTAAACTTACAGAATTATTATACACATAAGTATAGAAGCAAAGATGTAAGACTTGATATTAATGTAGGTATATTTCTAAATGACAATCAAGAAGATGTTGTTCAGATATATGTAGCAGATAAGTTTACTAAGATACGTGAGCAACTAATACTAAAGAATAATAAGATTATAGATTCAATTTTAACATTAAAAAGATTTACACATGAACAGGAAGATAGAGAGAGAGATTAGTTCTAGTCATTTAGAAATATTTAGTACAACTAATGGTATTGTAGATGAAGATAATATTAGATTCGCTAAAGAGAATTTACTATTTGCAGCAATGAGACGTAATACAGATTTAGTTGAAGTACATAAAGAATATCCAAAAGATAATATGACTAATGTTAGATTTGACTTAGATGTAATAGTTCTATCTAGATCTCGATATAACGAAATGAAAGAACATGAAGATAACTATTTAAAACTTTGTAACTAATGAGTTCGTTTAATAAAGCAGGACAACGACAAGCTAGACAAGTGCTTGACAGGAAGACTAAGAAACATGTAAAAGCATTCTATAAGATTATTGGAGAAATGGAAGACATCTCTAAACAATTAGATCCATCTATAGAATATAATGAAGAGAATATAAATGAATATGTATTACCTATTTATGGTAGAGAATTAGATCATATGGAGAAGTTTATTATCTTAGGTAAGATGAGTGACAGAGGTACTAATATAGGTAAGGAATTTCATGAGCGAAAAGAAGATAACGCTAGCTAATATATTATCTTTTGTAGAAGGTAATATGCAGTTAATATTAGAAGGACTAAATCGTCAGCCACAGCATATTAGAGAACAGATTGCATACAGAAGATTATTATGCAAAGACGACTGCGCCGTAGATAACAAATGCGTATACTGTGGTTGTGATTTTTTAGGTAAAACTTCAGTAGTGAAGAGTTGTAATAAAGGTGTAAGGTTTCCCAACCTTATGAGTAAACCTAGATGGGAGAAATTTAAAATAGACAATGGGATTCAATAATTATTATATAGTAGAAGGTAAAGATTTAACAGACGTGCTTAGTCAAACAGAAGAGATAATGAGTGACTTACAGAAGATTCAAAATAGATACAGTGGATATAGTATTAATGTAGAACTTCATAATTCAACAGAAGACAAGGTGTATGCTGAAATAAACATTAGATATGAGCAAGAAGATAAAGAAGGTGTTAAGGACTCTATTGAGCCACCTACTCTATTATAATAGAATGGCTCCATTCCCTGTATTTGATACAGAGTATGTTGAAGGTATTAAAAATAAATTAAGAGAAGTAATGGAAGATAAAGATAAAGATTACGATTTAGAACCGGTAGTGGCCTGTAAGTTTTGTAAAGACTTACATATCCTATCAGATGAAATAGGCAATGATGTTTGCATGAAATGTGGAGCAATTAACGAGTTGAAAGAGTTCTCAAATATTAACGAATACCTTAAATGGAAACATGGCAAAGACTCTTAATTCAGAAAAACCAGCATTAAAGACAGAACCTAAACTTAGGGTTGAACTTAATGAAGAACAAAAAGAATTCGTAGCTCTCTTTTATCAATATGATGTTAACTTTCTATTAGGAGACTTTGGATCAGGTAAGTCATTAGCTGCTGTACACACAGCATTAAAGGCTTTCAGAAAGAGAGATAAAGCATTCTCTATAGATAATATATGGATTACACGTCCAATGCTTAAAAACAATCTTGCTGCCCTTCCTGGAACACTTGAAGAAAAGATGGCTCCTTATACGTTTCCTATTATACAGAACTTAGAGGTATGTCAAGGTAAAGAGAATACTGATAAGATGTTAAAAGAAGGACTTATTAAGATTATGCCTATTGATGTAGCTAAAGGAGTTACCTTTATTAAGTCTGTAGTTATAGTAGATGAGTTTCAAGATATGGATTATAATGATTTTAGAACAATCTTAACTAGGCTAGGTGAAGGATCAAAGATGATATTTTGTGGATCCCGTGAACAAATCGACAAATCTATCAATGGCAATTCTTGTATACATAGAATTATGAAACTAGAAGAGTCTGGCCTAGTTGGATTTAAAACACTTACAGCAAACCATCGTAATCCTATACTTACACATATAATTAAATATTTAGAAAATGAATAAAGTAAATTGGACAGAAATAACAGGAGAAGAATTAAAGACTATCTTAAGATTTATAAAAGATCAAAGAGATCTATTCTCTTCACTTCAATCAGATATGTTGCCAGAAGCAGGAGAATCATGTACACATTGTCATAGTTCATTAGTAGATGGTAGTAGATTAGATATTGAATTAAAAATAGAAAGAAAAGTTAGACATGAGTAATAGTAAGATAGCTAATATGAACGTTAAACTTAAAGATTTATTCTTTAGGTGGTTAGATATAACCAGAAGCTTTCATAAGCTAAATAACCAGCAACAGCAAGTATTAGCCTTACTCTTATATTATCATTATAAATATAGAAAAGAAACTACTAATAATAAGATTCTTTGGAAGATTATATTTGACTATGATACTAAACTTAAAATAAAAGAAGATGAGGTGTTTAAGAATGGTTTATCAGATGGTGCCCTTCAAAATATATTGACTGCTTTACGTAAGAGGAAAATTATAGTAGATGGTGAAATAGCTAAGGTATTTATACCCGAACTTGATTTATCAGCAAAGAACTTTAAGATTGTATTTAACTTTAATATAATAGATAATGAGCGACAAAGTTGATAAGCTAATACATAGTATAGGGTTAGAACATAATCTTCAAGATAGCATAATTAGGAAGATAGTCAACTCTCCTTTTAAGTTTACAAGAGAAACTATAGTTAATCTAGAATTACAAGATAAAACAGAAGAGGAGTTTAAAGAGATTAAAACAAATTTTATATATTTACATATTGGGAAGTTATATACTAGTTTCCCAATATACGAGAAGATTCAGAAACAGAAAATTAATTTAACGGAGAAATGGAAGAAAGAGTAAAGGGAGAAGACATTAAGGAAATTGCAAGTAACTTTCCTTATGCACCATTGTTTAATAGAGTATATATTACTTTAAATAAGATGGATGAAGACGGAGATTTAGTACTCTCAGACAATGTACTAGACGATAGGCAATATATCGTAGCAGGTGGATTCGAATGGAAAGGGGTTACAATTGAACCAGGAGATTTAGTTCTCATTGATATTGAGAAGTTAATGGTTCCAGTTAGACAAGAATCTACAAATGCATATGAAACAGTTATGCAAGTCAAGATTGATCCAGTAGAAGTAGATGGACAAATGTTCGCATTAGTGGACGAAAGAGTTATTAAATCAAAAATTTACACAAATTTATTATAAGATGAGAGAGAATTTAGTTACATTAGACAAAGCCTTAAACGCGGCAAACAAATCAGGGGCATTTACTCTACAAGAGGCAATTGCAGTTATTAACGCTTTTCAAGCAGTAGTAAACTTTATTGGTAAAACAGAAGATTTATCTGAACCAGTAGCAGAAACACCTGCCAAGAAACCTCGTAAAGCTAAAGCAGTATAATATGGCAATAGTTATTTTAATATTAATAAGTCTTGTTTCATGTGTTTGGTGTTTATTTCAAAGTCAAGAGATTGGCAGATTGAAGTATGAGAACGAGCAATTGATTTCAGATAATATGGATTTAGAACAACAATTACATGTTATTACTGAACTTAATAAAGAAACTGCTAAATCAAGAAGATCTAAAAAAACAAATTAATGAAGTTGTTTGAAATGAAAGACTTCACGTTAAACGTCAATGTTGAAGCGTGGGGTCTTTTGCCTTTTAAGGCAATACTAAAGAAAGATAAAAGTAGAACTAAAGAAACTGCTTTTAAGGAAATGTTATTTATATATTATTATGTAGATGTTAGATCTGATTATATGTATATAGTTAACAATAAGGAAAGGGAGAAGGAGATTATTAAAGATATTGGATTACCTTCTGATTGGACTCAGGAAGACTATATAAAGGATGCTATTGCATTCTATAACAAGTTTACTACTCCAATACAGAAACTATATAAATCTTCTCTTAAATCAGTAGATGATGTGTCTAAGTATTTAGAAGATACTGACATCCTTCTAGCTGAACGAACTGATAAAGGAGGTACAGTAACTACACTTCCTATGATTATGACATCTATTAAAACAGTACCTCTTATTATGAAAGACTTAAAGGCTGCTTATAAGGAAGTCTTAGCTGAACAGAAAGAGATGGAAGGAAGAACAAAAGGAAGTAGATCTATGGGATTATTTGAGGAGGGTCTACAGTTTGAAGATAAATGATATGAAAAATAATATATGTGTATATCGTCATAGACGATTAGATAAAAATGAAATATTTTACATAGGAATTGGAGCAAAAAGAAGATCTAGAGAAAAATCAGGCAGAACTTCATTTTGGAATAACATTGTTAATAAAACCAAATATGAAATAGAGATTCTATATGAAGACTTATCTTGGGAAGAAGCTTATGAGTTAGAAATATTTCTTATAGAATTATATGGAAGAAAAGATAAAAGGCTAGGAACTCTTGTGAACCTTACTAATGGAGGAGAAGGATCTCCTGGGAATATTAGATCAGAAGAAACTAGAATTAAAATAAGTAATGCAATGAAAGGAGTAGAAAAATCTTCAGAAGCAAGAAGAAATATGTCAATTGCTCAGAAAAAAAGAAAAAATAATCCAAACTTTAAAAGACTTAGAAAAGTAATAAATACAGATACAAATGAAGTTTTTGAATCAATTGTAAAAGCAGCAAATTCAATAAACAAAAATCGTCATGCTTTTTACTGGAGATTAAATTATTCTAAAAATTTTAATTTTAAATATTATGAATAAAGAAATATTTTTTACTAACGAAGCTAGGGATAGGCTTTTTGAGGGCGTAAGAAAGTTACATGATGCTGTAGCTTCAACGATGGGTCCTAATGGTAAAACAGTTATACTTTCAGACGAATATGGATTACCTCGTATAACTAAAGATGGCGTTAGTGTCTCAAGAGCGATTAATTTTAGAGATCCTATTGAACAGATTGGAGCCACACTTATCAAAGAGGTTGCAGAAAGAACGGTTAACCAAGCTGGAGATGGAACTACCACTGCTACGGTACTTGCGTGGGCGTTAATAAATAATTTAAAAGAGTTTAATTCTAACGATGTTAATAAAGCATTCGATGAAATCATACCTAAAGTTCTTCAATATCTTAAAGATAACTCTAGAGAACTTAAACAAGACGAAATTAAATATGTTGCTAGTATATCTGCTAATAATGATATACAGATTGGTAATATTATTCAGCAAGCTTATAATTTTTCTAATCTAGTTAAAGTAGAGGAGTCTAATCAGTTTGAGGATTCTATTGAGTATATTGATGGAATGAAGTTAGATGTGTCATACTTTTCTAAACATTTCTCTAATACTAAGAAAGAGACTTGTGAATATCATAATCCTTATATATTATTAGTAGATGGTAAAATAGAAGATCTCATGCCTCTTAAAAACATCCTAACAGATATATCATCTACAGATAAGTCCATACTTATTATAGCAGAACATGTGTCTGAAAAGGAGATGAGAAAGCTAGAATCAAATGTTCTGTCCAGTAATATAAACTTATGTGTTATTAAAACGCCAGGATTTGGCCCTATAAGGAAAGATTTCCTCAGAGATATATCAGACTTCACTGGAGCAGAGATCGTGTCTATAATGCCAAATAAACAAGTTTCATGTAAAGCACTTGGACAACTAGAATCATGTACTATTACAAAGAATCACTCTTTACTTATTAAACATGAAGATATTGATGTAGAAGATATTGTATCTAGTCTCGCCACAATGAGAGATGAAACTCCTGATCTTACAGAACATGATAAAGATATTTTATCTAAACGTATTGAAAACTTAACTGGTAAAGCTGTCATTATTAGAGTAGGAGGTAAATCAGAGATTGAAATGAAAGAACGTAAAGACAGATATGAAGATGCTGTACTTGCAGTAGCATGTGCATTAGAAGAAGGTATTATAGAAGGTGGAGGAGTAGCTTTCGAAAGAATGAAAATAAAATTACATTTAGATTGGCCTACACCTGAAGATGAAACTGAATTTGTTATTCAGAATAGAATGATAGCATGTCTTAGCGCTCCATTGAATCAAATAAACATAAATGGTTGTAACGTAAATACATTAAGCGGAAGTATGTTTGATAAAAATATTATAGATCCACTTAAGGTTACTCGTTGCGCTTTAGAAAATGCAGTATCAGTCGCTAAGACGGTACTATCAACAGACTGTATAGTCTTAAATCCAAATCAATGGAATTAAACAAATACCAGACTCCTATAGATATAGAACTTCAAAACTCTGTACCTAAAGAAGTCTATGACAACTTATTGGAGTATATAGCTACAGTTAAGTTTATAAAGAATCTTATAGATCCTAATAGAGAGTATGTTAAAGATAGACCAGTAGATCCACTATATGAAGATGGACGTATCTTAGTAGATATAACTAATCCTCATATATTAGAGGATATGGATTACTTTAGAGAACGTTCACTATTCTTTGCTAAGAATGGTAAGTATACTAATATACCAGCTAACTCAAACCCTAAATCAGATTATGCAGAATTTTGGAAAGAAGAACTACGTCGTTGGAAGTATGGAATGGTACGACCTGATGGCGAATGGATTCCTGGAGAATTGTATTTCTATTGGAACTATTCTCCTATTTGGTTAGCTAAAACTATTGCTCAAGGTAAAAAAGAAGAACGTAGTCAAGGAGAACGTGTACGTAACTTTGCCAAGACATGGTTAGGTGACTATCTTTATTATCATTATGTAGCACGCGCTAAACGTATAGGTAAACATGGTAAGATACTTAAGACAAGGGGTATTGGATTCTCATTTAAGAATGCATCTGAGTCTCCACGTAATATGTATGTATTTCCAGGTTCAGGTAATCCTAACTTCCATTTAGCATCTGATAAAGGATTCTTGAGTGGAGATAAAGGTATATGGGGTAAAGTATTAGATACGCTTGACTGGATAGCTGAAACTACTCCATTACCTCGTTGGAGAACTGTAGATGCAACTAAAGAGATGAATGTACAGTTAGGATTCAAAGATGAATATGGTGTACGTAAAGGACTCCTATCGTCTGTCTTCTGTATATCTATGAAAGATAACCCTGATAAGGCAAGGGGTATTAGAGGACCTTTAATTCATTATGAAGAAGATGGTCTGTTCCCTAATCTTGAGAAAGCATGGAACGTTAATCTTAAAGCTGTACAGGATGGTAATGTATCCACTGGATTTATGTTAGCTGGTGGTACAGGTGGTGTTGAAGGAGCTTCATTTGCAGGATCTGAGAAGTTATTCTATAGACCTGCAGCTTTTAATATATATGGAATACCTAATGTATTTGATAAAGGAGCTCATGGAGAAACTGAATGTGGATTCTTTTGGGGAGCATATCTTAATCGTAACGGGTGTTATGATATTGAGACTGGAGAACCAGACGTTATTAAAGCTCTCGTAGAACTATTAGTTGAGCGTCATACGATTAAATATAATTCATCTGATGCAGGAGCTATTACTCAGCGTAAAGCAGAGGAGCCTATTACTCCACAGGAAGCTATCATGCGAACTGAGGGTACTGTATTCCCTGTAGCTGACATTAAAGATTATCTTGAGAGTATAGCGCCTAAAAAAGAATCATTCCTTGCAGAGCACTATATAGGAGAATTAGTATATGATCCTAAAGGAGAGATAGAATGGAGACCAACTGACAAGTATCCCTTGCGGGCATATGATAGTTCAGATACAGATAGAACAGGATGTTTAGAAATCTTTGAAATGCCTAAGAAAAATGGGGAAGGAAATATACCTCGTGGAAGATATATATTTGGGATTGACCCAATTGATGCAGATGCTGGGACATCTCTATTTAGTATTATTGGCTTTGATACTTTTACTGATCGCATTGTATGCGAGTATACTGGTAGACCACGTTTGGCGAACGACGCATACGAAATAGCATTACGTATGTTAAAGTTCTATAATGGTGAAGCTAATTATGAAAGCAATTTAAAAGGACTCTTTAGTTACTTTGATTCACGTAATTGTCTTCATTATTTAGCAGATGTGCCACAGATACTTAAAGATATGGATATGGTTAAAGCAACTAATCTATATGGTAATAAAGCTAAAGGTACACATGCTAATAAAGAAGTGAATAAGTGGGGACGTCTACTTCAAGCTCAGTTTATGCTAACTCAGTTTAATCCAGGTGATGAAGAAGATAATCGTCTTAATCTACATCTCATAAGAACTATACCTTATTTAGAAGAATGTATAGCCTGGAATGCGGATGGAAACTTTGATAGAGTATCAGCTGCAGGTATGTTATTTATATTACGTGAGGATAGAATTAAACGTACTAATTATGCTAGAGACAACCAATATAAGCAAATTAAGAAGGTATCAACGGATCCTTTCTTCGAACGTAATTACAAATAATAGCTATTACTTAATATAAGAAAATGAAAGATTTATTACAAAACATTTGGAATTAGTCTTAAAATAGCTTATATTAGTAGGTTAAAAACAATTAAATAAATTTATTGATATGCCAGTACCAATGATTAATAGTCTGATAATGCCACGGCAACGTCTTCCTTATAAAATGAAAACTAAGGAATGGCGTATTAGTTGCGTGGATTATTCAGATAGACATTCTTTTTATAATAACGAACGTGTTAGAAAAAGTTTACAAAATAAGATTATAAATTTAAATCTATATAATGGGATTGTCGACGTTAGAGATTTAACTAACGTTGTTAACCCTCATCATATAGATGCTAGTTTTGTACCAGACAATATACCTCATCACCCAATACTAGTTCCTAAGATTGATCTATTAGTTGGTGAAGAAGTGAAAAGAAGATTTGATTGGTCAGTTATAGTAACTAATCCAGATGCTATATCTAAAAAAGAAGAAGATAAAAAAGCTTTTCTTCAGCAAAAGATAGTTGACTTTCTTCAAGCTAATTATACAGATGAAGAATTAAAAGTTAAAATGGATGAGCTTGGTAAACATATGAAGTATACTTGGCAAGATATTAGAGAAAAGACAGCTAATCAAATACTTAGACATTACTATCAAGAACAAAAGTTTAATAGAACATTTAATGATGGATTCAAAGATGCATTAATATTTGCAGAAGAGATATATCAATGTGATATTATACATGATGAACCTGTATTAACCAAACTTAATCCTTTAAAAGTACACTCTGTACGATCTGGTAATTCAGACAGAATTGAAGACTCTTCTATTATCATTATACAAGATCACTGGTCTCCTCATAGAATTATAGATGTATATCATGATGAGCTAAAACCTGAAGATATAGATTATATAATGGAGTATACAACCACTTCGTCTAAAGGAAGTTATACAGATGATGGTAATAATCATGTATTGTTACGTGATGCTCTTAATACAGGAGTAGAGGGAATGTATGATACTATCTTTAATCTTGCAGAACTTAATGGTCACTTCTTTGGATCTAATTTTACTGATGATACAGGTAATATAAGAGTTCTTAAAGTATTCTGGAAGTCTATTAAAATGATTAAAAAGGTAAAGTATTATGATGAATATGGAAATGAACAATATAAAGTTGCTTCAGAAGAATATATTCCAGACGAATCATTAGGAGAAGAAGTTGAAAAGATGTGGGTTAATGAATGGTGGGAAGGTGTTAAGATAGGTAAAGATATATATCTTAATCTTAAACCACGTAAAGTACAATACAATAGATTAAACAATCCTTCAATATGCTATCCTGGCATTGTAGGGCAAATATACAATACAAATCAATCTAAAGCAGTTTCTTTAGTAGATAGATGTAAGAACTACCAATATATGTATGATGTTATTTGGGATAGACTTAATAAAGCTATTGCAACTAATTATGGTAAGATCTTTGAATTAGATATCGCTAAAGTTCCAGAAAACTGGGAGATTGATAAATGGATGCACTTTGCTGTCGTAAATAAGATAGCTGTTATTGATTCCTTTAAGGAAGGTAATCAGGGTGCCTCGACTGGTAAACTTGCTGGAGCAATGAATACCCAAGGCGGGCGTGTAATGGATATGGAGACAGGTTCTTATATCCAACAACATATACAGTTACTTGAATTTATTAAAATGGAAATGGGCGAAATTGCAGGAGTTTCTGCGCAACGTCAAGGTCAAATTGAAAATAGAGAAACTGTAGGAGGTGTTGAAAGATCCGTTAATCAATCTAGCCACGTTACAGAGTATTGGTTTATGTTACACGAACAATGTAAGTTAAGAGTTCTTGAAACATTCCTTGAGACAGCTAAGATTGCGCTTAAAGGTAATAACAAGAAAGTACAATTTATCTTAGATGATCAAGGTATACAAACTCTTAATATAGAAGGAGATGAATTTGCGGAACCAGATTATGGTCTTGTATGTACTACTTCATCTAAAACAATGGAGTTAGAACAGTTTATTAAATCATCAGCTCAAGCATTTGTACAAGCAGGTGGAGGAATGTCTACAATAATGGATATATACTTTAGTCCATCATTAATGGATATGAGACGTAAGTTAGAAGAAGCTGAAGAACAACAACATCAAAGATCTCAAGAAGCTTCTCAGCAACAATCTAAAGACGCTCAAGCTGCAATGGCTCAAGCTAAAGAACTTGAAGATAGAAAAATGGCTCTTACGGATTTAATGAATCAAAGAGATAATGATACTAAACTTCAGATAGCTCAACTAAAAGGTCAGACTGAAGAAGTAGAAACAGATGATGGTATAACTAATCCTTTAGAAAGAGATAAGTTTAATTTAGATACTGAGAAAGCAAGAGCAGATCAAATGTTAAAGATGAGAACACTTGATCAAGATATGATTAAACATAGAGATAATATAGAAGTTAAAAAGGAATCTAATAGTATTTCAAGGATTCAAAAGAAGACAACAAGCAAATAAAAGCTATTACTTAATATAAAAAAAACGAAAATAAATAACATTTTGTTAGGAATAAAATAAGTTTTGTAGTATATTTGTGAACTTTATAATAAATAGGGAGAAATTATGGAAGATGAAAATGATTTAATGTCATTATTTGGCTCTGGAACAGAGTTGAACTATGACCCATTTGCTAATAACTACGAAGAAGAAGAAGTAGAAGAGCAAGAAGACGGTACAGAAATAAAAGATAATAAGCCTGTCGAGGAAGAAGTTCCGGAGAACGTAGATAGGGATGAAGACGATGATAGTGAAGGCGACGATTCTAGCGATGAATCTTCTCCCAACATATATTCTTCCCTCGCTGGTGTTCTATTTGAACAAGGAATTATTCCTTCACTAGAGTCTTCAGAAAAAATACAATCACCAGACGATTTAGTTGGTGTTGTAAAACAAGAGATTGATATTCAGGCTCAAGCCAGACTAGAAGAGTATCTTGCTAATATTGATGTTAACAAAATTGCAGCATCAAGAAGTAATGTAGCAGAGTTAAATAATATAGATGAGGACTATCTTCGTGAGAACTTAGAAGTTGCCAAAAATCTTATTTATCAAGATGCGCTTAATCAAGGTTTATCAGAAGATAGAGCTAGAAAAATTCTAAAGAAAACAATTGATTTAGGTGAAGATGTAATTATCGAAGATGCTCTAGAATCTAAGGAGAGTCTAAAAGAATTTGAAAGACGCCAAGAAGAGGTCGAGAAAGCACGTTACCAAGAAGCAATTAAAAACGCTAAAGTAGAACAGGAGCAAATTGATAATGCTATTAAGAATTATATCTTTGATACCCCAGAGATTGTAAAAGGAATTCCTAATACAAAAGCATTACAAACCGCAGTCTACAAATGTATGACTGAGATAGTTGGGAAGAATCCTGGTACAGGAGAATTTGAAAATAAACTAATGAAAGAACGTTCGTTGGATCCTATTAAGTTTGATACAAAGATGTATTACTTTTATGAACTAACAAATGGTTTTACTGAGTTAGGTAAATTTCAAGCTAATGTAACTTCTAAAGCCACTAAGAATTTAGAAAAGGCTTTGCGTAAAACAAATTTTGAAGATAATGGAACTCCTGGATATATGAATGATCCAAATAGTTATGGAGGTTCCTTTGGTTCTGAATTAGTACTATAAATAAATAATAATCAACTAAAAATTAAATTAAATGAGTTTAGGTAAGTTTGTAATGATCAAGGGAAAAGCTTGGTCAGGATTAACATTAAAAAATCACATTGGTGCTATCTTCGGAACACAGCCTCAATTGATATCTCCACTAACAACTGTGTTGTTACAAAATTCAGGTATGAAAAATCTAGATACGACTTTATCTTTATTTCCTGAAAAAATATTACCAACAGCAGATGACTTTGTGTGGAAAGTAGTTGGAAGTGACGAAAGAAACATTCCTATTGTAGGATTTGCTAAAGATGCTGCAGGAACACTTATCTCTTCTGGAAACGTAGGAGAAGGTCGTACAGTATTCTTCTTAACCTTCCAAGAGAAATGGTTTACAAAACAACACGTAATCGCTGGTCCACGACCTGATGTTTACCAAGTTAGAATTATTAGTGAGCCATATGAAGATGGAACTAATATCACTTATGAGTGCGAAGTATGGGGTGGTCAAGAATCACTAGCAGGTATTCCTTTTGATGAGTTTACAGCAGGTAATAGATTCTCTATTGAGAGTGCTTACGTTGAAGATGAACTTTCTATCCAAGGTGCTGGAATCCAATTCACTTCTCCTTACTTAATGAGAAACTCTGTTTCTAGTTTACGTATGGAGCATAAAGTATCTGGAGCTATGATTGACGCTAAAGTAGAACCTGTTTATTTTGCAGGTATCGAAACTAGAGATCCTAATACAGGAAAAGTTCATAAATCTACTACTTGGATGCAAGAAGTATACTGGCAGTTTGAAAAAGCGTTCTCTCGTATTAAATCACGTACTATCATGTTTGGTAGAACTAACCGTGACGAGAAAGGACGTTACTTGAATAAAGGGAATGCTAACATCGAAATTAAAGCAGGTTCTGGAATTCGTGAGCAAATGGAAGTTTCTAATACTATTACTTATAACAAATTCTCTATTCGTCTTTTAGAAGATGTATTATCAGAATTGTCAGAAGGTAAATTAGATTGGGGCGAAAGAAAGTTCATGATGAGAACCGGAGAAAGAGGTGCTGCTCAGTTCAATAGAGCTGCTACAGTAGCTGCTTCAGGATGGAAAACTTTATTCGATAATACTAATCAAAATGCAATTAAAGGAGTTTCTTCTAAATTTCATGATAATGCATTCGGAGCAGGATTCCAATTCGTAGAATGGAGAGCTCCTAATAACATTCATATTATGTTGGAAGTAGATCCAATGTATGATGATAAAGTTAGAAATAAAGTTCTACACCCAGATGGTGGGGTTGCTGAATCTTACAGATATGATATTTTATATATCGGATCTATGGAAGAGCCTAATATCCAAAAAATTAAAGTAAAAGGTGACGATGAGTTACGTGGTTACATGGCGGGTATTAGAGATCCATATTCTGGACGTAGAGGTGGTATTATGCAACATATGGAAGATTCTGCTACTATGACAGCAATGTGTGGTACAGGAGCAATGGTAAAAGATCCATCGCGTACTCTTACATTGAAACCATCTATATTAGAATAATATAAAAAGGGCTTTTTGTGGATGAGCCTTAATAAAATCATCCACTTTTTTTTAAAACTAAAGGGAGAAGAAAATGGGAAAAGAAGATGTTAAAGAAGTTGTAAATAAATTTGAATTACCTCATAAAGAGATTGTAGTTAAATATATTCACAGAAGAAAAGGAATGGCCTCTGGCGTTGGTGATGATCACGTTATTGCAGGAGGTATGTTACAAGGAGCAGTAAATAGATTTTCTGCACCACTATTAAGAAATGGCTCAATCGCTAATGTACTTACTAAAGAAGAAAAAGAAACATTAGAAAATATTACAGGGTTAGACTTATCTGTTTATGGAGATTTTTGGTCAGAACATTTTGTATCATTATATAAAGATGATAATAGATTTAATTTAGCTAGTCCATTGGACTATATATCTTATAAGATATTGTTATATTTAAAAGACGATATTGCTAAAACATGGGCTGAACGAAATGAAAGACAAACATATAAATTTGTAATAACATCTTCAGATGAAGAATTAAATGAGAAAAAAGTTGGCTTAGACAACAAAAAGAATGCTTTCAAACTTTATGGTAAGATTGAAGATGATAAAGATAAACTTCTTGGAATTCTTAAATTACTTACTAATAATCCAATATCAAAAGATTCTCCTTTAAAATGGTTACAAACCAAAGTAGAAGAATTTGTTGATGAAAAACCTAAAGCATTCATTGCTTTGTTAGAAGACTCTAAACTAGAAACAAAATTATTATTCCATAGCGCCGAAGAAAAAGGCATTATCATGAAACATGGTAATAAATATAAAACTATAGATGGATTAGAATTGTGTGAAAATAGTCAAGTACCAACTTTTGATAATGCTATCGCTTATTTAGATAATCCAAAACATCAAGATGTTAGAAGCTTTATTGAAGCTAGACTTTTAAACAACAAATAACTATGGCTATAGTCTACAGACATAGAAGAGTAGATAATAATGAAATATTTTATATCGGAATAGGAAAGACTAATTATAGATCTATTGAAAAAAACAATAGAAATACATATTGGTATAATATAACAAATAAAATAGATTATAAAGTTGAAATTTTATATGAAAATTTGTCTGAAGAAGATGCTAAAGAATTAGAAATATTTTTAATAGAAATATACGGAAGAAAACATTTAAAGACAGGAAGTCTTTGTAACCTCACTTGTGGAGGAGATGGTAGATTAGATTTTAAACATTCCGAAGAATCAAAATTAAAAATGAAAAAATCTAATAAAGGAGTTTGTAATTTAGCTAGAAAAAATGCATTAAATGCTAATAATAAAAAAGTTATAGATGTTGATACTAATGTAATATATAATTCTATAACTGAAGCTTGTAATTTACTAGGATATAATAGACATAGAATATATGATTATCTTTCTGGTAGACGAAAAAATAAAACAACTCTTAAATATTTATTAGAATGACAAATCAAGAATTAAAAAACGAGTTTCTTATCCATTATAATGCAATAGCCACTAATAGTGCTCCTGGATTAGATGATTATGAAATAAGTGTATTCTTAACTAAAGCTCAATTAGAATTGGTTAAGAGTCATTATAATCCAATGGGTAATAAATATAATGACGGATTTGAAAATTCAGAGAAACGAAGAGTTGATCTTAGAGAGTTATTAGTTAATCACCTTTCTGTTACAGAATTAAACAATCCAGCCAAGATTAATGTTGATTCACAATTCTTTACAATACCAAATAATGTATTTTTAATTGTACAAGAGTCAGCAAGAGTTTCTGGAGAAGCTTGTTTAAACGGAGTATACATTGATGTATATCCCAAAACACATGATGAATATAACCTTCAAATAAAGAATCCATTTAAGAAGCCAGATGCTGATCACATATGGAGATTAGATTATTCTAAATTGAATGGTAGTAAAGTAGTCGAATTAATCAGTCCTTACAATATTGTAGAATATAGATTAAGATACTTAAAGTATCCATCGCCCATAGTGCTAACGAACTTAGCCACGGCGTTTCCAAATGAAGGACTATCAATAGACGGAATTACTGCAAATACACCATGTGAACTCAATGAAGAGATTCATAGAGAAATAATAGATCGGGCAGTAGAGCTCGCTCTTAGAGATTACAAACCTTCTAATTTAGAATCAAAAGTTCAATTAGATCAACGAAACGAATAATAATATAAAATTAAATTAAATAAACTATGTTTGGACCAAATCAAGTAGGCGAGTTTATAACTGGTAGCACATACGAAACGGAAGCATCAGTACAAGCCTTCATTACAAATGCCACACTAGGCTCTATTCAGCAATTTGCATATGACGGAAACGCCAATGCTGCTGGAGTACCTTTTAAATATTACCAAGCAACTGGCGGAGATGCGCTTAAAAACTTGGATTATGAATTCTCAGATACAGTCGATCCTCGATATGTTGAAAGAGTTACATTAGGCACATATGCTGCTGAAGTACAAAAACTTGTTACATATACAGTAGGTACTGCAACTGCAAATGTTACTTATGTAGCTGAGATTAGATTGTATAATGATGGAGGTTCTTTATCTCCTGAAAACTTTGCAATTATCTCAGGATACTATGTTTCTGTAACAGGTGATACTACTACTACAATTAAAGATGGACTTGTTCTAGCTTTACAAAGAAATGTAGCTAAAAGAGGAAACTCTGAATTAGTAGTTGCTTCAACAGGTGCTGCTACTTTTACAGTAGCTGGTAAATTTCAAACTCCTGTTGCTGGTAAAATTATCGGAAAACAAATTGAATTTGATGCATTTGCTAAATCATTTGACAACGCATTCTCATTAACTGCTGTACCAGTAAACTTAGGATTAATGACCGTAGTAACTACTACAGCTGCTAATCCTGGAAATGGAACTGGAAAACACGCTATCAATTACGAATGGTTTGTTAAAGGATACAAATACGATCCAGCAAGACAAGTAGGTTATCCTGCAGATTTCGACACTCCGTATTACGCTTCTTTAGCTGGAGTATATAATGTTATTAATGTTATTTACTACACTCCGCGTAAATCTACGATTGTTGAAAGACAGTATAAAGTACTTTCTATTTATGTAGATAAAGTTACCGATACTCTTGCTAACAACGCTGCAACAAATTCTGTATTAGCTGCTTTAACATTAGCTATTGGAACTTATGCAACAGTACCGGCTGCATTACCAGTAATATAATAATTAACCTAATCAATGGGAGAGAGTCAAGCTTTCTCCCATTTTTTTTTGAAATAATATATGATAACAATAAATAATTTTTCAATAATAGAAAATGGTAGTCAATTAGCTGTAGACGTAGAAACAGGAATTGGATTTGAAATTACATCTATTCGCTTCTGGGATATGGATTCCTTTAAAGACTACACGTTATCTATAGATGGTTCATTTAAAATAGAAGCTACAAATAATCAAGAGATTCTTATATATACTGCGGCTGAATTAGGAGTAAGTTCATTTAAGGACTTGTGGTTCATGGAAGTTGAAACCAATCAACCAGAGGACGAATGTTCTACATGTTTTGTTCCTGCACTGGCTATTACATATAATCTATATGATTACTATGCCTGCTCTTTAAATGAATTCTTAAGAGTTAAAACTCAAGACTGCACTAACTGCAAAATCAATCTTAATAAAGGTTTAATCACTTCTATTAATTTAGCATTAGATGCTGTGATATTAAATATAGAACTAGGGTTCTATTCAGACGCAATAGATCAAGTAAATATGCTTAAGAAACTATGTAGCATAAACAACTCTTGTGTATCTTGCGGAACAGTTGAATGTACAACTTGTGGAAGTTTTAAACAGTTTAACCCATGATGGAATTTAACGAAGTAAATCATGCTTCAATATTAAATGCTTCGTTATCAAAAATATATAATCA